GAGACTTCCGAACCATAAGCTCGGCGATATCCACACTCAAAGATCCTCGAGTTCGCTCTTCAAGAGCGGCGAGTTCTTTAATTCTACCTTTTGAAGATTCAATAGTTTTACTTAATTCATCTAAATTTAACCCCGCTGTCACTAGTTCAATTTCTAATGCCTCTTTTTGTGAAGCAAGTACAGAAATTTCTCCCAGTAGCGTGTCCCGCTCTTGAGCCCAACTTTGCATTGATTCTGCTTGAGCGTGAGTTAAATCATTCATAAATTAATATCGAATTGACCGGCTTAATGAACCGGTAAAAGTTCCACCAGTCGTTCGCAGTACAGCTCTTTCTCCTGGTTTAAATTCAAACCGAGGTCGGCCATCTTCCCCTGGTGTATCTTGAAGTGTCAATCCTTGCCCATCTCCAAGTTGGAAGGTTCCCAAAATTCGTTCGTCGTCAGCCACGTTTATGGCAATAATACTCATCGTACCAGCTGTAGAAAGGTCACCAATGAGTTCGTGAATGTAGTTCCAAGCATCATCCGCCGCAGCGATAATGACTGTATCTCCAATCGGTGCCGAAACCGCGCTAGAGATTGTCCTACTGTGTGCATCTTGTAGCATACGTATGAAATTATTTTTATAAACAAGGCTTTTTAATCTGCCTATCCCAAACCCCAGAAGGGTTTGAGTAGAGAGACTAATGGGGTTAGCCAGTAGTTGTTCCGTCTCCAGCACTCCACATCCAACCTCGAAGATCTGAGGCTCCAAGCACTGCAAGAGCGTTGAAGTTCATCACCAAGTCTTGGTTACCCAAGAGGTCAACGACAGCTGGTTCTGCGCGAGTAGGAAGAGCTTCAATGTAGAGGTATCCGTAGTCCTGATTCTTCATCTTAGAATCGAACATTCCCCACATGAGACCAGTCATACCTTGGTTTTCAAACGGACTCAACTCAACAATACTGAACGTGTCAGTAGCTGGTGCGTTGTTGAAAATGTTTGCCTGCGCTGGCGCAAGACCTTTTTTCATAGTCTCGTTGATAGTCTTAGCAAACTGAGCTGAAACTGACCCATTTCGGACCACCAAAGTATCAAGTGTTGACATCAGTGGCATACCTCGACCGTCTTTCTTAAGCGACTGCTGTCGGCGAGCCGCGAGCAATGCAGAATAAGTGAACTGTGGTGAAGGCGTAGCTCCATCAACAATCACGTTGGTCCAAACCGGTCCACCATCTTCTCGAGGGTGGTTGGCTGCCCAGTAGGGTACTCCGTCAGCTCCCATAGTTGAAATTGGAGTTGGGGTACCTACGTTGTTAATTGGCATCCATGTGAATGATGTACCAAAACCTTGGGAAAGAAGACATTGCGCGAGGTAGTTTTTAGCCAACTCGATTGAGTTCTTTCCTTCGAGGACCTTCGCCTTTACGGTTCCTTTAATCTTTGCAGCTGCACCATCAAATAGGAAGAAGTTTGATTGGAAAGTTAGTCGAACTTTCTTAGTAAAGTGCATCTGAGTGTAGTTCTTTGAGTACCCTTGGATTGGGGCATCAGACGCTCCTACACCACCGTCGGGGATGATTTCGGCCATTCCTAAACCGGTAACTCCAACGTCCGAATAAATTCGTTGGTTGTCAGTTACTTTGAACATGAAGTCCAAATACTCCGCTTTGATTTCTGCACAAACCTTGGGTGCAATGTGTTTCATCACATTGTTCACGATTACTGCATAGTCTTGAATTGTTCCATTCATATCTGTGAGATAGATTAATTATTACTAAATAAACCGAACCAGAATTTTCCGGTCAGCTGCAGCACCGTACACTCCTTCTTGCTGAACAACTCCAACCGCTGAAGTTGTTCCTGTGTTGTTTACAACACCTGCGTTTGCCCCGAAGATCATCAGCTGTCCGTTGTGGGCAGCATTTGAGTTGTTTGTCGAATCAGCAATCCATATATCTCCGTCAAAGATATCGATAACCGGTACAGAAACTAGAGCTTCCGCTGCTAGAATGTCTTGGTTACAGATACCTACAACTTGGTCCCGAGGAGTTGCAGCGGCCGCATTTACAGCTAGACCGGCAGTTCGCGTGACAGCGAAACCTTTAGTCATTGCTACTGCAGATCCTTTCGCTACTTCTCGGAGTGATCGGGTTGGATTCTTGATGACACTTTGAATAAAAGCCATACTTTTAGATAAATTATCGAAGAGGTGGTCCTAGTCGTCGGAAAGTAATTCCATTGCTTTTTCTTCGGACATTCCTGTAGCTTTCATTTCGTCAATAGATTGTTGCATTTCTGGAGAAAAAGATTGTCTAGTTATGCTCCCTCCTGGGAACTGCATAGCATTTACTTTTTCAGCAACTCCGGCTCCTTTCAGTACGCGATCTTGCATTGACTCCGATGGACGAAACATATTCTCTCGAGCCATTTCAAGAATTGCTACCAATTCTTTTCCTGACTTACCTTGCCAAACATAGTTTTTTTCAACAAAGTCAAAAAATACTTCTCTGACATCGGGGTCTTGTAGACCTTGATGCTTTTCCACGAATTTTTTAAGATCACCTTGTACTTCAGCCGTTTCTCTCTCTTGACGTAGCATTTCAGCAATGTCTTCTTTGGTTGCACCACCAAGCTCTTTTAGTCTTGCTTGATCTGCTGCCAATTGCGGGTCTACTTCACCGGTTTGACCGCTGGGATCTTCCTCACCCTGTTTTTGAGTAAATCTTTCTGTTGCACCTAGAGTTTTCAGGTCGCCCTTAGTCTCTGCGATCTTTTCAGAAAGTGCGGCTTTCGCCTCTGGAGTGTTGGCTGCTTTTCTCCTTTTTACCAGATCAAATAGCTCAACGCGTTTTTCATAAGACTCATCAGATTCGAACTTGCCCTTGTTAGGAATTCGAAACTCGTCTTCTCCAGTTGCTCCAGTCGCTTGAGGATCGCTGGGTGCCTCATCTGTAGAAGCTGCTTCTCCAGTTGGTCCAGTTGGTGCATCTTCACCAGTTGGTCCTTCTGGGTCTGCTTCTGCAGTTTGACCTTGGGGCGCTGCCTCAAGAGTCTGTCCAGCTTTAACATTTTCAAGTGATGCAGCTAACTCTGCATCGAGAGCCGCTTCATCATTTTCCGTGTTCACATCTTTGATTTCATCTTTTGGGTCCATATGTATCCAGTCGTATCGTGACTGTGGCCGTTGGAATTACTTTTATAATAATAGTCTTTCTCACTTTATGCAAGTGGTTCCCTGGAGATAGAAGAGTGGTTTGCTATCTTTGCTAATTTCATTTTAAGAGAATCAACATTGACCGAACCTTCTCCAATAAATGAAAGTGCATGTCGCTGAAAATCTCCTGGTCGTGATTCGTTTTGTTTGCTAATTGTCGTGGCGTATTTTAACGGAACAATTACCAAGTACACCTCCTTATCTCTTAGTCGGTAAAAAAGAAAACCTTTCTTGGTCGGAAAGTGCAGCTTAAACGCTTCAATCAGGTCCTCACGATCAACCGGAAATCCGCAGGTAATATTGAAGTAGGCCGGAGCAGTTTTGGTGCTTGGCTTGTGTGTCGTTTTATCGATTACTTCCTCTTCAGTTCGGGCGAAGAAATACTCAGCCTGATCGACATCATCTCCATCAACGTCTCGCAAAACGAAGATGTTTTTCTCAGCTTTGTCTTTTGCGTCCTGAGCCTCCTTAGCCTTTATCGCCTCTTCTTTTTTTTGTTGATCAATAAAGCTTTGTTTGGTTTCAATCAACTCATCGATTTGTATTTCGGTCGCACCTTCTTCTAAAACAATTCCAAGTTTTTCTGCCTTCTTTTGTTTGCTCGCTAACGACATATATTTTTAAAGTGATATATCCCTTCACTCAGGGGTTCTTATTTTATAATGCCACCAGCAACTTTCATGGGTTACCAGCGACTCGCTTGTTTGAGAATAGTCCTTTGAAGAACTTGTAGAATGAATCAATAAACCGATGTTGATCTGGAGTAATTTTTTCACGTACATCATCGATGTACTTTTTAGTTAATCTAATAGCTGGAACATCCATGCGGATTTTTGCAATCTTAGCGGCTTCTTCAATCAGTGCGAATTCCACTGGATACGGGTGGACGTAGGTGAGGCGAATTTCTTCCCCCTTTTTAAAATCTTTGTCTAGTCTGACAGCTAGTTGTCGTTCAACCTCTACAACATCAACTCGTTCTGACTCAACAAACGTAGCGGCCACTAATTCTGAATTGACTTGGCCAATCAAAATCGTAGACATTTCTTCAGCACTGATGACAAATTCATCACCTGATTTGGTTTGAAACTTCATCAGTTTCTTTTCAATGGCTTCTTCATTGTAATTAACCTGAAGAGTGAAGTGTTCTTTTTTTAGTTCAGTAGCTTGTTTCATTATTGTTGTTCTGTTATAAGACCTCCTTTTTTGATGAAATCTATACTATTAATGAATTTTATAATCATGTCGCCTTGCGCGTCCATCGTCACAGCATTTACGACTGTGGCATACTCAGTTTCCCCTACAAGTTTTTGTTGCCGTGAACACTCTTTTAGAAGTGAAATTACAGTTTCAATATGCTCGCTTTGAGCGAACGCTATTTTTTTCTGGATGTGTGATTGTTCTTCCATAATATCTTTTTAATTAACTTGGAAAGAATCCACCAGGACCAGCGGCTGCTCGACCCATACTAGCATCATTAGCTGCTCCCATTGGAGATTGTGGTCGAGGAATATTACCAGGACTTAGTGGCCGACCAAGGTTAGGGTCATCTGACTGTCCAGGAACTCCAGCTTCAGGATTCTCTCTTTTGAGTGGAGGAATTGTACCTGGAGTTTGCGGAGCCATCATATCACTTTCAGACGGCTGCAATCCAGCTGCCTCTTCAATCGATCGCTGCACGTCAGCTGGAGCATCTTTGTAAAGTTTTGTTTTATCAACTGGTTCGTCAGTTGACGGTGGTGGAATTTCAGACGGTTGTAGTGCAATAATCTGATCGTAAATAGCTTTCGGAATGTAATCGAAAATGTTTTCTTTTTGAATTCTTAGCATCCGCTCAAACGCGCGTAGCTGTACTGCTGAGGCTTCTGGGTCTCGGCCACGAATATCAAAAATCAAGTTAATTTGATTAGTAATTAAAGGAGAAATTGCCATGTAGTTTTGCTTCTGGATTTCCATTGAAGGCACAAGCATTGAATCCGGATCCATGACAAACTCAATATAAGTTTTCTTGTGACCATGTTCACGCATTTCGTTGAACAGGTTGCGAGATGAAATAGTTCTGGTTGGCACATCCTCAAGTAATTCACCCTCTGGCGTAAAGTCAAAGTTTATTCGGAGATTTTTCGAAGCGGTAACTACGTGACCAACAATCGTTTCATCGTCATCACCAGTCACACTTTGGCTTTCAATAAAATAGTCAGGATTTTGGTTCGCAAACTCAGCCACATTTTCGTCTGAGTCAATCATAAATACTTTGTCCACTGGATATGTCTGCTCAATCCAAGACATTGCAATATGAGCGTCTGTCTGCAGAGCGTTCATCATTGAGTTCTTCGGAGGAGTTAATCGGTTAAGAGCCGCCTCCTTCATAATGACGGTTGAACCAAGAGTCGACTCAGCATTTTGACCAGCAACGATGTTGTTAACTCCTGTGTTCTCTTCGATGGCAACTTTTTGGTCTCGGCCAAAAGCAATACCCTGTTGTACGTTCCCAGATGTTTTTACTACATCGATCGAACTCCCCGGATTTTTGGGGTTAATAACATTTGGAGACCGCCGGTACGTGTTGGTTCCATTTTGTACTTGAGGACCAAACAGTAGTGGAAAAATTTCGGCTTCAACTTGTTGGGCGTTTAATGAGTTGATATACGTAAACAAGGCTGTGTTACCACGCATCATTTCGTACAAACCAACGCCATGTGGGTCCAAGATATTTTTAACGAAACATCGAACCACCATAATCGATCCATAGCTGTCGTCATTGGGTAGTTCCCCATCGTAAATAATGTACTTTCCACATTTTACTACGTACCGGTTAAGTATTACGTTTTCGTAATAACCAATGGTATATGAATTCTGAGACAACAATTGATTTTCGTCTTTCGATTCATCAGAGGTCGAGCACTTCTCAAGAAAATTTTTTCGTGCCTTGAAATTCTCTATTTCTGGGACCATCGCAAATAGCTCCGCTTTTGGGATATCTTTTTCGTAGTACACCTCAAACTGAGACCAGTAGTCACCGACGTTTTGACCAATTCCAAACCAAGTTCGAGCCGGGTCCATTGGTTCACGGTAAATATCGTCAAACAAAATCTTGTCGATTCCTTTTCGCTTGACTGAAACTCGTCTTGGATACGTACGCCAAGCAGCCCAGCCGTAGGTAAAAAGGTTTTGGTACGTTCGCTCTAAAGTGTTCTGACCATTTCCACCCTTTAACGTCCAAGTGCGCTTCCACAGTTCGTGTGCCGCCTTGTTATAAACTTTGTCGTCACCAACCACCTCGCAATCCGGAACTTTTCCAGCCAATACCGATGTGGCAATGAGAATCTTCGAGAGAGCAATTGGTTCCTGAGAGACTGGAACACCAGACTTATTGTCATTTTGACCATTTATCTTCTGCGGGTACACGTTGATATCGTACGCGCCGTTAGACATTTTATTATAGAAAACCATTGACCCCCAACCGGTCTCTTCGTACACTTTTTTACCATAAGAAACAGTGGTGTTGATAATGTTGGATTCAATTTCTTTTGAAAGTTCGTCAAACCGCTTTCGGTACTGGGATTCTTTCATCAGTTTTTTCTTGTCCTCAACAAAAATATAAGAAGCTTTGTCTTCAGCCGAGACAGTCTTTTTCTTAGTTGCGCTGGAGGTACTCTCTCCACCCAAGAGCTCAGTCTCTTCGGGTGAATCGGTGTTTTTATACATATCGGTAATAATAGAGTCTTTTAAAATTAAAACAAGCTAACGGTTCTCATAAATATACCATTTATTTCTTTTTTTTCTCAAGAATGATTAAGTATTCTTGATTTTTGACAGTGGTTTTCCAATTTCGACGATCCGATCGTTTGTATTGTCGCAAAGGTCTAATTTTAGTCATGCTGCGATTACGCGGTGATCGGTGTTCGCGGTGGAACACCACATTGTCTCCTGGCTGGAGATTGTGATGAAGACTTTTGTATCGACGACCCATGGATATATTATAACTCTCTTACTGCCGATGTTTCTGATTGGTGTTGTGAATGAATTAGCGACCGGTCTTGATTCTGACTTTCTCCAAATATCGCTTTAGTGTATGAAAACCCTTCGCTGTCGCTAGACTGTACAACGTATGTCCCAATCTCTTGGAGAATAGCATACGCAATTGACGCAGCCATAACCACATCGTCGTTTTTACCAGCGAGTGCTTCTGGTCGTCCCTTCATGTTCCGCAGGAACGTAATCATTTCAACTAAAATAGCCATCGGAAACCCATCTTCTTTCTTTAAGAAAATTGCCTTGAGCGCAGCCAGTGCAAACGGTCGGGTAGCTGATGTTGTTTTCCAACCAAAGAACTTGGTGATGTTTTTGGTGATGTCGTCAAACGATTTCCGGTAGTAAAGATTGACATACCCAAGTTTATCAAGACCATCGTTTACCCACAGCCCGTCTTTGTTTGACTCGATTCCAAGCAGCGCCCAGTTGTAATACTTGCCCACATTGAAAGCTTCAGTGATAAATTCGTCTGGAGGTACTTTGGATTTGTAGACAGCAACGCACTCTTCAGTGGAATGTTTTAGCACATACAAACACTGACTGTCTCCATGAGCGAGACCTTCTGCCGTGTCTCCTCCAATTACATACCGCATCCCTTTGATTGGTTTTTCAATCACCTCAAGATTTCCCGCCGAAAACTCTTGGAATTTAACTTCACCCTTTTCGTCTTTCGATAATTCTCCGCGCGTACCGTTGACCACTTTCTGCATCATCGCAAACACTTTAGCGGTGGGGAAATACGCTTGACCGGTAGAGAGAAACGCCTCCTCCACAGTAGTAGGAAATTCTTGGTGCAATTTATTAACCGCGTCGGTTGAGTTTTTACCTCCAGCTTGGAGCCACTTCATGTAGTAGTACGTGATTTCGATATCACTCAAATTGTGATCTTTCTGATACTCAGCAAAATCAATCTCTCCCATTTCCATTTCAGCCACCGGAATGATTTCCGTAATTTTAGCCATTTCAGTATCGTCGTACTGCCAGTTATAAAAGTGCGGTTTGAACATCACTCGAGATTTCATCGGAGTAATCGTATCTCTCGTCGGCCACCCCTCATTGAACATCTCGTAAAAACGTCCGGCCATTCCTTCCGCTGTGGATTCAATAAAAATAGAACCGTCAAACGGAACTGCAGGAAAGGTACCAGTTTCAACTTCCGCTGCTCGTTTGGGGTACGCCAGACAAAGCTTCGCAAATTCAGAGATGTGCACATAAAAATAAGTTCCCGATCGACCAGAGTTTGATACCTGAATCGAACTGGTGGAACCTTCCTCCGGTCCGTAGTCCACCACGACCTGAATCTTCTTCGCTGAGTTTCGAACCAATTTAAAAGAAGCTCCCTTAACCTCTTCGTTCATGTTCCGAATCGCGTAGTCAATTTTACGGTCAAAAATTTCAGTCGCGTCACCCAGGGTGTGAGCAATAACTAAACCTTCTCGGTTAGTATTGAATAAAATCTCGTCCAAAATCCATAAGTCAATAAACGTAGTGAATCCGAGCTGTCTCGATTTTAAAATAATATGCCGGTAGTACCGCTTACTGGGGTCATCCGGATTCAAGTAGTTTTCAGAAAAATGACGCTGCGCTCGGTTCATCTGAAACAAAGCTTTAGGATTCTCTACATCCTTCGTAATAATCCAGTACAAATTATCCATCCGCCACCGCTTGTTTTCAATCAAGTCAGGATCTTCTATCAACTGAGCAACAATACTGGCGTTATGCTCTTTCTGAAATTGTATATTGTATTTAGCCATCGTTTAAAAATCCATATCAATCCCATCCACCACTCCAACGACCTCAGCTTCTCTAGCGGTAGCTTTTTCTTTGTCAGAAATTTTTTCTTTTTCCTTTTTTTCTTTCTTATCTTTTTCAAATCGAACTGTTTGAGTCTCGACTCGTTTCGTAAACACAGCTCGCAAAGGATTCCCCTCGGGAGTTTTTAATTTAGCAGGGGATCTTTTATTATCAATCTTATCCCAAGCGGTCGTCATAGCGCTTAGTGAAGCAATCAGATCTTTGGTAGAGAAGTTTTTTACACCACGAGCTTTAAACTCAGCAAGGATAGCGAGCAATAGGTTATTACTTTCATGGGCGAGGACGATGACCGCATTTTGGTAGCCTTCAGTATTCTCGATTTTATACTTAGCGTTGTTTGCTACAGAGGGAGAGAAACCAGCTTTACGAGCTATCTCTCTTTTAGAACCTCCCTGTCCACTAAGTCTCATAGTAGCGTACGCATACTGCTTGGGAGTTGATCCGGTGGCTGGTCTTTTCATATCAGAATAATATCATATCTTTTTGTAATAGTGAGTTTTTTGGGGAAAATTTTTTTAAAACTTTTTTAAAATCCGAAATTATATTTAGTGCCGTAGTAGCGCGATGGCTTATTTTTCTCGGGGCTTTGATTTATTTCCCGAGCTTTTGGTTTATTTTTCTCGGGGCTTTGATTTATTTCCCGAGCTTTTGGTTTATTTTTCTCGGTGGGTAGGGGGAGATTTCAAACTAATTGGACCGGGGTTATCTCGAAGGGGGTGACCCCTCCCCGGTACTTTTTAGTGTCTACCAATTGCTAGACAAAATGACTTTCTTTTATTGACAAA